TTAATCATGGAAAGCGAAATGGGCAAGAGCCAGGCTATTCTTGCTGCCAAGGACATGGTTGACAGTATTCAGGACATGCTGGAAGAAGTCAGTAAAATGCAAAACGAGCAAATGCCTGCACTGTTAGATACTATCCGTGATCAAATTGGTATGGAACAGGCTGATGCGTTTAAAGCATCGGTTGAACCATTATTGGCCAACATGACTCAACAACTAAGCTCAGCTAGATCAACTGCGGATGACGCAGCCCGAGCATTGGCTGGTGAACCTGTTGCTGCTCCAATGGGCATGGGTGCTGCTCCTGCTGCTGGTGGTATGCCTGGTCAAATGCCAGCGCCTGATATGACCAGTGACATGGATACAGACAGCTTTGCTGCCACTGATGCTGCCGCTGGTCCTAATGCAGTAGGCAGAGAGAAGCGTTAATGCGTATTAGAGAAGTAATTGTTGAGAGCCTAGACGAATACCTCGACGAAGTTCTTGAAGATGAAGCCGACGGGCGTGGTGACGCAAACCTGCTGACCACGCTCGAGTTTTTACGCAATCGAGCACACGACACTCACATACAACCAAGAATCAGAGTTGACAGCTTGATCAATCTGGTTCAAAAAACTGGTGAAAGTCAATTCAATCTCGAAAATTTGCTAGACGCTTACAAATCAAATCCAGATATCAAAAATCTTATCAAAGACGTCAAAGATGACTCATCTGGTGTCAAGTATGTTTACTTGGAACCATTTGCCGATGACACTGACATGCCAGCCGAAATAGGCCAAGAAATTCCTCGCACCGCGCCCGAGCGCACAGTTGATTCAATGGCCAAATCGGCTCTTGCTAAACGATCTTAAATAGTTTATAATTATTCCAAGGAGAGAAACAAATGGCTTATTCAGGTCAGGTGTTGGATCATTATGAAAATCCAAGAAATGTTGGAAAATTAGACAAAAATGATCCTAGAGTTGGCACAGGATTGGTAGGAGCCCCCGCATGTGGAGATGTCCTACAACTACAGATCCAAGTGGATGAAGGAGTAATTACCGATGCAAAATTTAAGACATACGGCTGCGGTTCGGCGATTGCGTCGTCGTCGCTGGTCACTACTTGGCTTAAAGGAAAAAGTATTGATGAGGCGGACGCAATTAAGAATTCGGACATTGCGCAAGAACTCGCGCTACCTCCGGTCAAAATCCACTGTAGTATTTTAGCAGAAGATGCTATCAAAGCAGCATTGGCAGATTATCGATCAAAACATGATACAACTAACTGAACTGGCAGCTAAAAAAGTAAGACAACAACTTGATCGTAGAGGTAAAGGTGCAGGTATTCTTATTGGTGTAAGAACTACAGGTTGTTCTGGACTGGCATACAAATTAGAATATATAGATCAACCTTCAGACGATCAGGTACGATACGAAACCAATGGCGTCAATGTGTTTGTGAATCCCAAGGATTTACCCTACATAGATGGCATGACCATGGACTACAAACGTCAAGGCCTAAATGAAGGCTTTGACTTTATCAACAGCAAAGAACGTGACCGTTGCGGTTGCGGAGAAAGTTTTCGAGTTTAAATGATTACAACACGATTTGACTATACCCCTCTAGCAAGAGAAAGCGTAGAGGGCAAGCGTCATTACGCCTTACCAGATGGAAGCCGCGTTCCTAGTGTGACTACAATACTAGACAAGACCAAGCCTGCCGAAGCTCGACAAAAACTACAGGAATGGAAAAACCGTGTGGGACATGAACGAGCGCAACAGATTACCACAGAAGCAGCCAACCGTGGAACACGTATGCATACCTATCTTGAGCGTTATGTCAAGCAAGACGACATTGGCGATTTCCCCTCAAATCCATTTGCACAGCCTAGCTGGTTTATGGCAGCAGAAGTAATCTTAAAAGGACTAGGTAATGTTGATGAATATTGGGGTTGCGAGGTTCCTTTATACTATTCTGGGCTGTACGCTGGCACCACTGACTGTGTAGGGATCTGGAAGGGACAGCCTGCAATCATGGATTTTAAACAAACGAATAAGCCTAAAAAACGTGAGTGGATTGACGATTATTTTCTACAGCTTGCAGCGTATGCTGCGGCCCACAACGAAACTCACGGTACTGACATCAAAACAGGCGTTATTCTCATGTGTGCTAAACCCGCAGACGAAAATGCTGCTCCTGAATACCAAGAATTCGTACTAGAACCCAAGGACTTTCAACATTGGAGCGATCAATGGATGCGCAGAGTAGCACAGTACTATCTCTCAAGCTAAATACACAATAATTGAGGATTTAGCATGGCCGTTACGCAGATCAGTAGAATTCAACACAGACGCGGACTAGAACAAGATCTACCACAGCTTACTTCAGCTGAACTTGGTTGGAGTTTAGATACAAGACGTTTATACATTGGCAATGGCACCATTGAAGAAGGTGCGCCTATTGTGGGTGTAACTAGAATTTTAACCGAGCACGACATCGGTGACATTACATCAAATACCAGTTTCTTTACCAATTATACTTTTGTAGGCAATGCAGCAGGTTATACAGCACAAACAGGACCCAGTGCTCTAGCCCCTGTTATTAGAAGTTATCAGCAGAAATTTGATGACGTTATAAACATCAGAGACTTCGGGGCCACAGGTGATGGTGTCACAGATGACACAGATGCCATCAACCGAGCCTTACAACAAATTTACAAATCCACAGTAAGTCCTACAGAACCAAGAGCCAGAAGAACAATTTATTTTCCTGGCGGCACTTACTTGACATCCAATCCTATTTTGATCCCACCATTCGCACGAATAGTTGGCGACGGAATGGGATCTGTTGTAATTAGACAAACACGAGGTAATCGTTCGGTTGCAAATGTATGTGATAGCAGTTTTCAAACTGCCGGCAGTATAGGAACAGGCGGTGCTGTAAGGCCTCAAGACATTGAAATTACCGGCATTAATTTTTTAAATGCCAATACTGCTCCTAATGTTGCTATTTTCGTAGTAGACAGCGCCAGTAATGTAAGAATTCAAAGTTGTGAATTTAGAGCCAATGCTGCGTTGGGTTTTTATCCCAATTTGGTCAGCATCGAGACTTCAGTTGCCACAACAAGCAAAATTACATTTGACAGTTGCCAATTTATCCAAGGCGGCAACGGCATTGGCATAGTTGGCAGCGGTGTAACTTCGGTACGTGTGCTTAACAGCGGATTTGATGATTTATCTAACGTGGTAATGAATTTGAACAATTCCCGCAGTGTAAGCAGTATAGGAAATTATTTTGGTAGTGTGGGCGGTTTCTTTGTGGCCGATGGCAACAACGCAAACTTTTCAATGGGTGATCATTACGCTGTTTCCAACCCTTTATATTCTGGAGTAATACTAGGAAATTATCAAATAGCACCTAGTCAGCAGTATACTATATCGCCTACTCCGTTTGCAATTGTTGCTATCAGTAATACCGCGTCAAAAATCAATTACGAAATAAGAAACAGTGCCAATGCCAGATTTGGAACATTAAGTTTTACAAGAACTGGGTCTGCTATTGTGTATGATGACAGCTATGTTGAAACTGCTGCAGGTGTTTCGGCCAACATGTCAGCCAATGCTGATTCAATTTTGGTTTCTGTTTCTAGTGGCACAGCCACATTTAAATTCAATTTCCAAACATTTGTTTGATGTTTAAACTAAAACCAAGCGATCGACTAGATCGCTGGAAGTCATTTAGACACAGTTTGAATGACTTTTCTCTCGCCAAAGCCATAGAGCTTACCAACGAACTGTGGGCAGCTTGCCCATTCACTCCATTTTATCTAGATGCCACAGAAATCCAAAATTGGCCTGACCCTTGGACACTACTGGTAGAAAATTACTATTGCGATCTTGCTAAAGTGTTGGGTATAGTGTATACTTTACACTTGACTGATCATGCCCCCGCTCTTGATCCTGAGATTAGAATATACTTCAACACCAAAACCCGGCATACTTATCATATAGCTTACTTGTGTGATGGGAAATATGTTCTTAATTTGATTGAAGGGGAGATTGTAAATAAAGAACACATTAATCAAGAATTAAAATTAAAACACCGCTACACCGCAGCGGATTTAAAATTAGAACAATACTAGGGCAAAATATGCAGATTCAAGTTACCAAGCGAGACGGAAGTCGAGAATTACTAGATTTAGAAAAGTTACACAAGGTTGTTTTTTGGGCTACAG